ATGTACTATAACCATAACCCTTACCGGCGTTAAGCGCGGTTTGAACCATCCTCATAATCATTTCTCGGTCGATTTCAGCTTGAATTTCATAAGACATCGCGTTGGTTAATTCCGTGTCGATGTCAATGCCATTCATGTTCTTAAGATCTTGTTCTAGTTCTACACTCCAACGAGCTGCGAGTCTACGAGTACCGGCTTCAACAGCTGTCTTCTCGAATGAGACGAGCATCTGTGGAATATCTCCAGTTAATTCGAAGTTTTTCAACAACTCTGCAACACCACGGTCTTCATCCGGAATAGGGAATACATCGTTCCCGGCGGTGTCTGTTGCACCTGTGAGGTCGTCAGATTGAACACCAGTGAACCGAGTGTCAAGATAGTTGTAACCAACTTCCTTGCCATCTGAAGACTCGTCTTGGTTGGCTCGACTGCGAGGTGAATCCTGTGGACTCGTCTTGCCGTCAATACCTGTACCAAGTGTGTCAGTTTCGTAGCGATAACGCAAAGCGAATGCCAATCCAACGGGACCACTCATGGGTTGAACACCAACAATTTCATTGGTGATCAGCTCAGGGAATGTACGACGGATCATTGGAATCAAGATCTTAGGCAAACGGCTATCGCCACCTGCATATGAATCTGTATTTCCAACATTACCTCCAGTACCACCATGATTGGCAGCTCCGAATGCTCCGCTTGTTCCGCCAGCTACATTGCCTCCACCATGATAACCACTCTCTTTGAGACACCATGTCTCTTGGTTTTCCAAGAGAATTGCGGTGTTCAAGCGAGTGTGATCATCCTCAATGGATTTCACGTTACTAGAACTATAATCAAGAACAGGTGCCCATTTCTCCATGAGGAGATTGGCGCGAGTTTCGTCAATATATGAATTTGAACTTCTTATTTGTGACATAATTTTGTTTCCTTTTCTGATTCTCAGATCATTAATGATCTCAACTTAAAATTTACTCAACTCACCCATGTAGGTTCCGGCGAGTGGGTTTAGATTTGATTGTGACTCCTCTGGTTTGGCTTGCGCGCTTTCCACGATGGGTCGATCCACTTCTGGACCACGTTTTGATACAGCTTCTTGCTTGAGTGAGGCTAGTTTCTCTTCTTCAGTCTTGTTGAACAGCTTGAGTGTGTATTCGAAATTCTCAGTTATGAACTCTGGAGTCTTGTCTGCTAACACCTTGTGCATGTATCTGGCTTTCTCTTGAGGTAATTCCTGAACTTTCTCGTTCAGCAATATATGAGATTGTAACTTTGTGATTTGTCTGGATTGAGCTTGATTGCTCTCTGTGAGTTTTTTGATGGAATTGTGTGAATTGTCAATCTCTTGCTTGCCTTCTTGAATTGCGTTCTTGATGGTGCTTTTTGAGAGTGCCATGTCAACTCCTAGTGTTGATCTCAACGACTCCAACACTCTGACTGCTTTTTTGTTTCGAACAGCTTCCTGAATGTCTTTGACTGGTAACGCTTCATCTATATACTCTTCTATATAGTTGCTGATGCTCTCCACAAGATTGTTTTTGAATCCACCAGCATCACTGTTCAATGTGTTCTCATATTTCTTGACCAATTGGATCAATTTCTGTGAATGATTACGATCAAGCGCTTCAGCCACCTTCTCGAGTTTGGATGTGTGATCTGTGTCAATCGCTTCCAGAAGTTTCTTCAACTTGCTAGCATGTGATTCATCCTGCTCAATCAGCGCCTTCTCGACCCTGATGGTGGATCGTTTGTCTACCGATTCATTGAATAGTGTTTCAATCTGATCAAGAGTCTCTTGTGTTACTGATTCTCCGACCGCCTCTTTAAGAATGGTTGTGATGTCTTTACTCATGGTTTTTTATTAAAAATGTTTTTAGATTTACAATTATTTATACGAGATAATAATTTATTCTCAATAATAGACCTTAAATGTTTGTTTGCGGTGCTATAATCCTGCTTGGTTATAGACTGTATGAATGTTTTTATTTGATTATTTTTCATGATTTAGAAATTGCTTTCAAGAAGTCACCAACTGCATTGACCAGATATTCGTTTACGTTCTTGGATGGTAATGTGGATATGGTGTTGTCAAACTGCTCACACACCTCACAATAGTTGCCGTTGCTATCACATATCCATTGTTTACTCTCAAGGATGCCGTCTACAAATGCTCCAGCATAACTAGGATCAGCGACACAATCGATCGCGATCAACTTCATGTCCTCGACTCTGTTGATACCACCAGCTTCCTCAACCAACCGGCCTAATGACCTAGTGGACATTCCCACACTGACACCGTCCCTGATCAACGATTCTACAATCTTACCACATGGAGTTGATAGTATCTTGGATCGACCTATCACTTCATTACCATCTGGCTTGAGTTCAGTCACCATATGGCATGCTCTTTCCAGATCCACTTCTGCAGTGGATGGGTGATTGAGTTCTCCTAAAGCTTTCATCTTGTCTATCTCTTCATGCTTGTATCTCTCAACCTCACGAAGCATCTCTTCCTTTATGTATCTTCTCTTGTTCTTGTTGACCTTTTCAGCGCACATGTAAGGACCTTCGATGTATACTCTAGAGGGTGATTTACCATCTCCCTCCTCTATAATATAATTAAAATTACTTCGATCAAAATCTTCTATCAACAGCTTATACGACATATACTAATTATTTATGTATATGTTGACGAAAAACTCTATTTTTAGTTGTTGAATAGATGATCCTCAGTAATTATTTGAAATTTATAACCACGTGTCTTGCACCACTTCTCTGCTGCAGCCCATTTTGCTTGATTCTTGATGTATGTCATGTTCTCATGAAGGATGGTGCTGTGTTTCTTGTTGCCATGAGATTTTGGCTTCTCCGTTTGTCGCTTGGGTTTGATCTCTATCAAGTACTTCACCAACCGGTCACCTTCCAGTATCTTCACCGTGTTATCCACGATGTACCTGCTATATCTGTTGGTTACAGGTGATGTGTAAGGTATAACAACTGATTCACTTGTCCACTCGATAACGTTGGAGTTACCATCACACCATCTGAAGAACTTCAACTCCCAGCTGGATCTATACACTGGTTTTTTACTTCCTTTGTACTTGTCCGTTGTTGGTGTATACACACCTTGCTTGTATGGAGAATAGCTTCGCTTTCTTCTCATCTGTAAATCAACCCACGAAAAATTGTGGAGGGTCTGCATCTCCAAAGCCCGGGCTAGATCCTTCAAACATACGAGCTTCTAGAGCTTGCTTCTCTTGCTGGCCTTCAGATAACAATTCAGCATAATTAGGAGTACCTCCACCAAATAAATTAGTGCCTTGATATTTACCACGTATGCGTGCTATAGTTATCTTGGTTAGTGCTAATGAGTATTGATACACCCACAACTCTCTCATCACATCCTTGATCGGTTTCTCAATCCATGCTCCTACCAGACCCCAAAATTGAGCGCGGTTGCGGCTAGTTGGAGATGGTGTCATGTACATGCGTTGCTCTCGATCGTTGAAGCGCCAATGATATGCTGTGGACAACATCTTGTTGCGTGTACCTAGCCACTCTTTGAGTGCATACCAGCTGACCAAATCAAAGCCATGACTTCCCATGGAATAGCTGAAGTAGGTCTGTTGAGCCATTGTTTGTTCAATTGTGAACAACGTGTTGATACCGCTGGTTGTCCCTTGCTCGAATGAAAATAAATCAACCACCTTACGAGAGCTGTTCATCATGTCATCAAATCCTCTGCTGTGTGTTGTCACCTTCTTCTTGGTGGATGGTGGTGAGTATGCGTTTTGTGTGACAGTCACACGACCAGTTATGCTTGAATTTGCACGCATCTCGACAACGTCATCTACTGTGTGTATTGTGAATATTATCTTGGGTGACTCTGCTGTGTATGTGGTGCCATATTCCGCAGTACTAGCGGTCATTGAATCTGTTATATCATTATATACTGCAGTGATTAAGAACTTGCTAACATGATGGTAATATCCTCCCTTGAATTGAACTGTGAATTCCACCGGGTTGTTGTTGTCCTTATCAACAATCATTTCATGCACTGTTGTCTCAACATTAATCTCATTTATACTGCTCGTTGTGACTGGTTCCAAATCAAACACAACATCCTCATTAGTCACATCACCTTCTAGTTCTGGTGTGTGATTGATCAATGTGGGCATGTACAATCCTTTTGACTCTTCATACAGGCTGCTGTGAAATATAAGATACTCCTCTGTGTAGCCGGCGAACTTGGTGAACATCTCGCACGCTTGAGCTATGTTGTCATACACTTGCATGGTGTGAGCTTCGACATTTATCTGTGGATAACCTAGCGACATAGCTATACGATCACTCAGTGCATCTATATCGTTTATTCGATTGTTGAGATTCGTGCTGTAGTACGAGGATGGATCTGGTGTGATAGGTGTTGTGGACATCATTAATACTTAGTTGATCATGTAAAAAAAAGGAGGCTCCGAAGAGCCTCCTAGATGTTTAAGGGTGTTAGTATTTGATCAAGCGATCAATTCGAACGATCCTTTGAGTGTTCCAGTTGCATCACACTTCACTGTGGTTGTACCACCAGCAGATGTTGCAGACCAGGTCATTCCAACTTCAGTACCAACACTAACTGTACCATACTCAACAAGTGAGGTGGATCCACCAGAGCTAACTACTAGCACTTCTTTGGCGGTCACATTGGAACCATTAACGATCTTGCATACAATCTTGGCTGATCCATACTCACTATCAGTGAATGTGAAGCAAGTTGTTGCAGTTCCAGCTGGACTTGCAGTGAAGTCTAGCTTTTTGGTGTGGGTTGATACATAACCAGCTTTCATGGACACCAAGTCGTTAGTGAATATACCTCCACTAGCGTTTAGTGACAATGAATTAGTTGCACTTGCAGAAGCAGAAGCCTCATCGCCATCAGCACTGATGATCATCTCATCAGAACTTCCGTTGATGCTATTCACTTCGTTCAGGTCGTTGCTGTTCATGTCTACATCTCCATTGACACTCACTGAACCAGCAAGATCAAGGTTGACACCACTAGTACCTATACTAGTTATTTG